CTGAAGATGTTGCGTCATATAAAATAAAGCGTGAAGAGCGTAATCAAAAGTAACATTTCCTCATGCTTATCATTGAGGACGAAGTTACTATCTCCGAACTTGATGAAGCGTTGGCATTTATTTGGGCTGAATTGAAAACCGATGAATATGGCAAGCGCATGGACTGGCGAAAAAAAGAATTGTTGCTTACAAGTATTGATGATTTACTCGACGCTCGGTTGGATTTACTAAGCCGAGCGGATGCGTAACACCGATTTATTTTCTAACTTAAAAATTTTTTTCTTTCCAAACAACCGTGCAGCCACGTAGCGTCTTAAAAAAACGTATGCACCCACGCCGCCGCCCGTTCCGGGGCTTGTGTGATATTGCCGCGTTAGTGTGCGTCTCTAGGGTTAGGCCCGCGCTTTCAACCTAACCCCGGCGCTTGCGGCTATTCTGCTACCGGGTAGCTCTCTAATATCCCGCCCATGCCTACGATTAGGCCGGTGTCAATGATTAAGCCGTCTACCGTATCAATGAGCTTAGCCCCCGGCATGTTAGCCGTTAGCCACTCTCTAAATTCTGCTACGGTTTCGATCTCGGATAAGGTTAGCTCGCGGCTCATGTCAATTCTCCCGTTTTGGTAACGCTTACGCTTTCATATTCTGGGATAGTCAATCCGTTTTGGTCAGCTACGGCTAACGCCCAAGCGATAATTTTGCTATCGCCTATCTCACTATCCTGTTCGTGATAGCACAATATGTTTATTACCCATTGACTACCATAGAATTTAACCTCATATTCATATTCACTCATGACTTAACCCTCTTGCCGTATCGTCTATCGTGTAAAGCGCGATAGCTCTTAACCCACTTATTGACACAATCCGGGCATGTACCTAATCCGCTTAATTGTGCGGTAGGTATCTCAATGCCGCAATCTGCACAATTACTCACTTAGCGGCCTCTTTCCACTCAATTAAAGCGCGATAAGTCTGGCACGTGCAATTATCTTGTAGGTAATCTTGCCATTTATCATAATTGGGACCCACTAGAATTACACCGGCTTGCGTAGCTATCGTTTCAATATCTTGTAATTCGCAACTAGGTGTCACTTAGCGGCCTCCTCTTTCCATAATCTAATCGCGTCGCGCTTATTAGTAAAAAAATAAGTCCGGCTCAATAGATACCCATTTACTACGCCGTAGATATTCCACGCGCCCGATCCATGTACTCTTTCAATTTGCATGATATTTACCTTTCGTAAGTCCTAACCTAATGGCTAGGCCGCGACGCGCTAGGGGATACCTAACGCGTCGCGGTCCGGGCACTAAGCTCTTACGGTTACGCCTTGTGGAATAGATACCTTGCCAGACTCTAGGAATATATCCCCGGCCTCTTTCAATGACTCAATGGCGTTAGCCTCGCTTGTGTAATCATCTATCCATGCGTAACCCTTGCGCTCCATAACCTTGCATGTATCGCGTATCTGGTCCCGGAATAATTCCACGCCGGGGCTATCTAGTAAATACTCACCCTCCACGTCAAATAATTTCGCCCGTACCGTGTAAGCGTGAGAGTAATGGCTGTCCGTGCGGATCAATTGTGCATAAGCTGCACCCTCGGGCCATGTCAATTTAGGCGCGTTAGTACGGGTCAATTTCCCCGTAAAGCTAACCCCGGACCCTTGCGAATAGCTAAGGTCATAATTGATCTCAAGCCCTAGCGCGTAATCGTCGCCGTATAATTCATCGGCTAATATCTGGCGTAGCTCCTCGGTTAAAAACATCTCCGGCATATCTTGGTGAGCTAACGTGCGCTCGGTTTCAATTGCTACGGCCTTGCTTTCATCGCTCAATTCATCGAAAGAATAGCGCGTGATTAGATATTCTTGCATGATATTTCACCTTTCTAGTGAATAGTTATCCCCTAAGTACGGGGCGATACCTAACGGGCGATCCCGTTAAATATCGTCTAACACTTAGGCCGTGCAACTACGTATCGTCCATAAAAAAAATTTTCACGCTCACCCACGCTTTACGCGATCCGGGCGGGTGAATTACCGGCGGCGGGTGATTAGTGCCGCCGGTAATCTTGCCGCGTTACTTACTCAAGCGCATGGGCATAAGCAAGCCGTGCCACGTGATCGAATCGTGCGGAATTGTTACCGTCACCGGTTTGTTAGTGCCGTGGAAGGTAAAGCCATGCCCTAAGCCTTGCCCTACTTTGCCGGATTTAGCCGCCGGGACCTTATCAAAGGACGCGAGATAAGCCGCGTTAAGCTGCAAGGTTTCCACGGCGGTTAATGTTAGGCCGTCGAATAAGTGACGATACGGCGGAAAGGTCCCCGCGTTAAGGTTAAGGGTTAGCGTGTCCCCGTTTAGGCTCACGCTAAGAATATCCCCGGCGCGGGTGAGAGTGATAAGCGGCCCGGCGGCGTATTTAGGGGCCTTAATAGCCTTAATCGCGGCGCATAGACGCTTAATATCTGGCAAGGATACGAGAGAGGGCGCGAGCTGCCCCTCGCCGGTTTCGGTGCTTACGTCGCCGTAAATTAAGCGAAAGCGGTCCGTCGCCACGGCGGTTAGTACGCCGTCGCTTGCCGATAGCAGCACGGCGTTAAGTGTAGGCAGGTCCGCTTTACTATGGGCGGCAATAGCTGCCCCGGTAATTAGATCGTTAAACACGGCGGCGCTAAGGCTTACCGTGTCTAATTGTGTCGCGTTTAGTGTTTCCATGTCGAATTACTTTCCCCGGGCCTAACGATTAGGCGGCGGCCCCTACCCTCTCACCATAGGCGAGAGGATAAGAGTCACCGTCTAAGCCATGCAGCTAGTTAGTGAGCCGATACACCAACCGGGACCGACGTACCAGACATGTCCGGACACGTACCATAGGGCCGCGATTAGGGCCAGAATTAGGGCCGTGCGTACTAGGCGGCCGCGTCGTGTTAGTTTCATGCGCCCGCCTTAATGCGCTTAATGCGTAGGCCGGTTAGCCCGCGCTCATTAGCGCGGTACTCTTTCACTCTTGAAAGCGCGTCGTGCCGTGTCTGCTCCGTAGTGAGAGTCTCCCACCCGTGGCCGGTGTAATAGCCCTGCACCTCGTAATCGTAGGCAGTAGGCTCACCGTCTCGCTTATGCTTAAGAATTATGCCCGTGAGCTCTACTAATACGCTATCGGGTACGGGAGAATATAGCCACGCGCTGCCGGCACGATAGCCGGTTAGAGCGCAAGGCTCTACCGTGTCCCACTTAATAGCGCGATCTTGATGAGCGCAGTGTGTCTGCATATCGTTAAGGTGATACCCGCGCCATATTGCGATCGTGTCCTGTAATTCTGCCAAGCTCCACCGGTTAGTAAATTGCGTGATGTTATCGAAAGAGTCTAAGCACTGGCCGGCACTTATCCACCCGCGATCGCTAGTAATTGAGCCATACTTACTTAATATCGTGCCGGACATACTAATCACCGGCACGTTACTCACTAGCTTATGATCTATGTCGTGCGTCTCTCGTTGCACGGGCTTAATCTCTAGGTTTAGGTAGTACTTATGCCCGCGATCATCTCGCCCAATTAGGTTATCGCTTAGACCTAAGCCTTGCGCGGTATCTTGAATCGAAAGAGTATCGGCGCTCATTAGTTGCCCGCCATGATCTTTAGTTGCGCCTTATATGTTCGCGCATTAGGTCCACGGTATCCGCTCGCATTAGTTAAAAAGTAAAGCACGGCGCTGCTTACGGTGTCCGCGAAATAGTATCCGCCGCCGTGGGTTTCGATAGTTTCAAGAGCTGCAAGATACTCACTAGCGTAAGGATTAATCGTTACCCACTCTTTACGAATTGCGCGGGCGATGTCTGCAATTGTTGGAACGTTTGTTGTTGTTTCCATGTTAGGCGCCTACCTTAACGCCGGCGAATTTAATCGCCATGCACTCAGGATATGAGCCGGTGAATATAATCGTGTACGTGTTACGTGCTACGTCATCGCCACACACTATTATGTTGCCGAATTTATTCTGCTGAGCCGTATATATCTTAGACATGATCTAACCTAACTATTAAGTGAGCCGCCTCTCGCGGCAGCTCGTTAGGATTATTCTAGGCCCATAGATTACGGTTATGCAAGCACCCGGGGCCCTAAGTCTTACGGTATCGGGCCGGTATCGGGTTAGTGTCATGGGTGGACATCTAGGCACAATATGTCTAAGGTGTTGAGTATCTGGCTCGTGGTTATAGATCACGCTTATATCGGGTAAAGCTAGGGGAGGAGAGGTATTTACCCTACGCGCCCGCGCTATTCTCACTCACTTAATGCAACTAATCGCTATTAATTCACCGGATATTGCACACTTAGTCCCATATATTATTTAGATATTGCACCCGGATATTCTGCCCCTATCCCTGCCATGCCTTACCCGTAGCGTCTATCTATATCGAAGGGGTGGGGGTGCCTTTGTATCGGCTAGGAGATAAGGCAAGCGCCCAAGTGTTTGCCGATATCTGGCGCCTATGTCCAACTCTAACCCTCTACCTAATGTTTAGGGTTGAGCGTGACTAACCTCTGACGGGGTGAGTGCCTTCGGTGGGGTGGGGCGGCTATCTTTATATCACCATACGAACTATATCTCAATATCGTAATCTATAAGGTTGAGTCACCTTGGCTCAGGTTTAGTTGTTGGTCTTAAAAGATTTATTAACTGCTATTAATAGATGTTCTAAAACCACGCACCTATCGCTAGATGGTAGTTCCAGATTAAGACACAAATCTACCCCTAGGGGTGGTCGCGTTTTCAAATGAAGATCAGTTGTTGTGGAGCTGATTGCTAGGCGATACGAAATAACAATCACTAATGTTCTCGCCGTTTATGAGTTATATGTCTGATTCACTCAATGGTGGACTTCTACCTTAGGTGCTAGTTGCTGATTCTAGGCATAGGGAATTTTCCCCATCTAACGGGTCCACACTAGGGCGAGTAGTGTGTCTGGTGTTTTACATGGTTTGCCAGACTGCCATTATTAAGTTTTTTTTAATCAGCGTTTAGAGTAATTCCCCAACTATTCTCCCGCTTGGGCAAAGATAGCACTTTATTTTCTTAATGCAAGTGATAGAGTGTAAGCATTACGCAAAGGGGATTGTGTGGCACAAGGTAAGAGTAATTTACGTATTGATGATACTCGTTGGCGCAAGTATGCCAAAGCAATAGATGAAGGACACTCACAAAGAACTTCAGCAAAAATGGCTGGAATAAGTTATCCATCTGTAATGCGTCAAGCAAAGATTCCAACTTCGCGCATGAACAAAGCGCTAGGTGAAGTGGGATTTGAAAAGGCTGGCATATTTTCTCCAGACAAAGTTAAAGGCGATGCTGCACGTGCGCTAGAAGATTTTGGTTATTTTAGAGAACGTTACTTTGCTAGATCAACTTCTCCATGGGTGGAAGAAGCTGCATACAAAATGCTAGAACTTGCAGCCACGCCTAACAAAGAGTACGTTGTTATCAACTGTCCTCCTGGAGTTGGTAAGTCAACTACATGGACACACGACTTTCCAGTATGGCTTGCCGTGCGTGATCGTTCTCGTCGAACGATGATTGGGTCACGTACAGCAGGACAAGCCACTAAGTACACAGGTCGTATTCGTAGAACCTTTGAGCGTGTAACGCCAGTTAAAGCTGATGCTGTTTTGTTTGAGCGCGGCATGGCAAAAGATGCAGTCTCTACTTTGATTACTGACTACGGCAGATTCAAGCCAAGCAATGCTGACTTGTGGCGCCTAGAAGAATTTATTCTTGCCCAAGATGGCGGTGTGGCAATTGATGACAAAGAAGCAAACTTTGTTGCCTATGGTATGGACTCAGGTTTCCTTGGTGGACGTTTTGATACGGTTATCTGGGATGACCTTGTAGATAAAACAAACATTCGTACTACTGAGGCCAGAGAAACTTTAATCAACTGGTGGGAAACAGAAGCTGAAACTCGCGTTGATCCAGGTGGGCTTTTAATTTTGCAAGGCCAGAGAATGGCATCAGATGACTTGTATCGCTATGCACTCAACTTAGTTGACTGGTCGGAAGAGTTTGAAGATAAGCCAGAACTGGCTCCAAAGAAGTACCACCACATTGTTTACAAAGCCCACTATGAAGATTTGTGTGACGCAGAAAAGACTAACGGAGCGCATAAAGGAAACTACCCCAACGGATGCTTGCTTGATGATTACCGCCTACCATGGAAAGAACTAATGCGCGTTCAGAAGAACCGCTTGGAGCGTTACCAGACTTTGTACCAACAAGAAGATGTTGACAAAGCTGCATCCCTTATTCAACCATCATGGATTGACGGGGGCATGGATGATAGTGGTGTTATGCACCAAGGGTGCTGGGATGATAAACGCATTATCGGACAATTTCCTAAAGGAGTTACTGCTTACTCAGTTGTAACTGCTGACCCATCTCCTACCAAGTACTGGTCAGTTCAATGGTGGGGATTTGATGCTGAGAACCAGATGCAACATTTAGTTGACTTACATAGATCACCTATGGATGCTCCAGACTTTTTAGATTTTAACCAAGACACCCGACAGTTCACAGGATTGCTTGAAGAGTGGTGGCAACGCTCTAATGACCAAGAGCGCCCATTTACCCATCTGATTGTTGAGGCT